CCGCTCCGCGCCTATCTGGAGGGCGAACGCCAGCGGGCAGACATTGACAAAATCGCCTGCAATGTGGCGCTAGGCTTCCGGCCTATTGCTGGAGGCATGGCCAGCCGCCACTACTTCAGCAGCTCGCAATGGTGCTTACCCACGCGCAAGCACTACGCCGCCCTGCAGGACCTGTTCAACCGTCAGGGACGCCGCCCTCTCCCCAACGTGCACCCGTACCACCCGGCAGACAGCCCGCTCATGGATGACCCGGACGCCGCTTACAGGTATCTCCCGCGTGACTACAACGCCCTCCTGGCGCACTACCGTTTGCTGGATGCACAGTACCAGGCCCAGCGTGCGCCCGTGCATCGCCCGTTCCAGGTGTCTGCCAGCGTGCCCTATACCGACGTGTGGACGTTTGCCCCGCTCATGGTCTTACCGGGCAAGCACCCGGCTGAGAAACCGCTCTCTCTGCTGCGCCACATGATCCGCACCTCTTCCCGCCCTGGGGATACCGTGCTGGACTGCTGCGCCGGGAGTGGCAGCACCCTGGACGCCGCGCGTGCGTGTGGCCGTCAGGCCATCGGTATCGAACTCCAGGCCCGTTGGTGCTCTATGGCCAGTAGTCGACTGCGCCAGCTTGCCCTCTTCCCGGACGTGGACGAATGCACGTACACCGCCATCGACCGCAGCACGGGGATGCACCCCAGGGGCTTTTTTACCCCGCGTGCACCCTAGAGGAGAACCGTCATGGCCCGCAATACCGAGGTGGGCATTGTCTATAGCCCCAGCGATTTGCGACCGGAGCGCACCTGGAGCATCCAGGCGGTCTTTGACACGGCTGGCGGTGTGGCTGGTCTCACATTGCCGCTGGGAGCGCTTGGTGTGGGACTCTATCCGCGCACAAATGATGTGCGGTTCAGTTTGGACAATCCGCCTGATCCCACGCCCATTGTCACCGCGCTGCCCACGATCCAGGAAGGCATCAAAGCCGCCGAACTCGGACGCGGTGCGATTGCCAAGGGCAATCAGTGGACGCGGCGCCTTCTGCCGGGAGACAAGCCAGGGTATACGCTCTACGTTCTGGCCGAGAGCGCCAACACCACCGTGGACATTGAGGTGTGGTAATGGAACACATCCGGCTGAGCCTGGCCACCGACACACCCCCGGACAAGTTTGTCTTGCTGGCCAAGTATTGCCTCACCCGTGCTGGTGTGCCGTTCGACGCCGCCCCGGAGGCACTCCACAAGGCCACCGGCACCGTGCGCCGCCGCCGTGGTCGACCGCCGACCGGCACCCTGGACGCCGAAGCCAGCCACAGCCTGGCCACCCCAGGGCTAGAGGCACACTGGCGCCAGTTGGAAGCGTGGGGCAGGACCTGGCCCACGATCCTGCAGGAGGCGCTCAACCGCCTCATGATCGACACGCCTGTCACTAACGAGCTAGTCAAGGCCCGCGTGTTTGGCTGGCTCATACCGTTCACTGGCCAGCAATGGGCGACGCTCCGCTTTACCCTGGACGGTGTGGCGAGCATCGCCCTCGACTGGCTCACCGGGAGGAAGCCCGGCCCGGAATCGCGCCCGCGTGTCGACCCACGCGCCTTCCCGCCTGCACTGCGGGATAGCTACGGGAACGCCGCCCGCGCCGGGATGGAGCACGGCGTCCAGGAGACTCCACCGGCACCCCGACCCAGGGCACTGACGCCCGCCGAGCGCGCCGCCATCAGGATAGCGCAGCAACACGCTGGCGCCCGGCTACGTCCGATCTTTCGGGGACTGAATGACCGCCTGGAAGCGCGCATCCTGGAGCAGGAACGCCAGGCCGTCCGTACCCTCATCCCGCAAGCGCTAGAGACCCGGACAGGCCCTATGGCCCTGGCGTCTGCGCTGGCTGACGAAGCCGGAAACTTCGACCGAGACTGGCACCGCGTTGCACGCACAGAACTGAGTGAGGCTTTCAATCAAGGTGCCGCTGAGGCACTGATTGCCAGGCATCCGAGCAACCAGGAACGGATAGCGAGAGGCGAAGCCCCACAGATTCCTAATGTAAAAGTGTTCAAAATAACCAGCGTCAATGCGTGCCTATCGTGCCAACGTATCTGGTTACAGCCCGATGGCACACCACGTCTCTATGATCTTCAGGAGGTAGTGAGCAATCCAAGCAATGATGGTAGGCCAGCCGCTGAGTGGACGGCTCAAATAGGACCAATCCACCCAAACTGTACAGAGGGAAGTCTCCTTGAGTATAGCCCGGTTGTGGAGCCCACTTTTGAGCGGATGCGCCAAGAGGCTGCCATCAGGCCGTAGGAGGAAAAAGGCATGCCGTCCAATCTTGTGCACACGAAAGACCAGGAACGCCACTGGCAGCACGCTAAACAACGAGTACAAGAGCAGTATCCAGAGGTAGGGGAAGACAGCGACCGCCATTGGGCGCTTGTCACGTCGATCTATAAGAAGATGTCAGGGCTACGCAAGAACCTCATGCATGATATGCATCCTGATCTACAGCAGGCCATCGTAGACCGGACCTGTGCCAAATGTCAGGACCTCCCGCTAGGCGCCAAGGTGGACTATTTACGCAAGATCGTACAGCGGTATAGGGAGTGCGAGCACGCGCAGGCATTACAAAAAGCCCGCCCGACAGGCCAGCGACGTTACCGGCTGGTGTTATGCGTACCCCTGAGCGTCAAAGGTTAGAGAGAACCAGCGCGATATGTTACAATTAGGACACATAACGAGCGAATCCCGGCGATGCGCCAACACCACCGGGATTCTCGCCATACCGCCATGCATCAGGAGTGCACGCGCCATGACTATTGTCCATGATAGCATATCGCCCTTTTCTCGCAGCACCGCGCAAGGAATCTACCGCATTGTCCACCGCGCTACAGACCGCTGGTACATTGGAAGCGCGGTCAACTTCGCTGCGCGCATACAACTCCATCTGCGACGGTTGCGAGCAGGGAGGCATCACAGCCCAAAGCTCCAAGCCGCCTGGACCATGTACGGTGAGGATGCTTTTGCTTTTGAGCTAATCGAAGCCGTCCCCGACCGCGATCTACTCAAGGCGCGCGAACAGTTCTACCTGGACACACTCAAGCCGCATTTCAACATCGCGCTTAGTGTCACGGCTCCGATGCTTGGAAGAAAACAAAGCGCGCGCTTTGCGGCTGTACAAGCTGCCCGTCCGCATCCTTCCCCCTCCCCTGAACTGCGGGCACGCATCAGCGCTACGTTGACGGGACGCAAGAAAGGCCCTGTCCCTCTTGAACGACGCCAACGCATTGCCGCCACACTCAAAGGCCATACGGCGAGCGCTGAGACGCGCGCCAAAATATCCGCCAATCGCAAGGGATTTACACACACTGAGGAAGCTAAGGCCCGGATACGCGCTTCATCCATTGAGCGTGCACGCTTTTTTGTTCCTGCCCTTGCTGGAGAAGACAACCCACAGGCCAAGCTCTCATGGAGCACAGTACGGACAATCCGTAGCCGATACCGCCCCGGCGTCGTGACACTCAAGCAGCTTGCCCATGAATATGGCGTGGATGGGACGACGATCAGCCTAATCGTGCGCGGGAAAATCTGGAAAGAGGCAATGCTATGCTCAGACTAGGACCCCGGCCCTGGTGGATACAGGTGGAGTGGAACATACACGATGCGTGGCTAGGGGTGTACTGGTGTTGGAAGGCCGCGTGCTACGCCACCGCGTATGGCCTGGTGATGCAGGAGCTACATCTCTATATCTGTGTCCTGCCCTGTGTGCCCGTGCACCTGGTCTTTGGACGCCATGCCCCACGCCCGGACACCCTGGAGGATGAGGACTATGGTCACGTTTACGGCCACAGGTGACAAGCGCACCTTGATAGGACTCGGACTGACCCGCGCTCATGTGACCCGCCTTATGTCCGGGCAACCGATCACGAGCCCCCTGGAGGACGTGGGTATCCGAGGCTGTACGTTGTTCCTGTTCTATGGCGAGAGTGACGAGAGTATCCAGGCCGACCTCCGCAGCCAGGGCGTGACAATCACCCCCACCGCTGCGCCACACTACCAGCCCGCCTAGAGGAGCGCTCCCATGCGTTTTGTGCTCACCCTCAACCGACTGCGCAGCACCGCCGACCTGCTCAAAGCCTACGTGCGTGGCCACCGGCGCCACCTGCCCAGCGGGGAAACGGTGTGGGTGGAGCCCTATCACACCTCCGTAGTGGCCCAGCCACAACTGACGCTTTTCCACCCCAGGCCCGCCCCCAAAGAGGAGCCCCCCACCCCCGCGCCCCCACGCCCCGCGCTGGAGCCTGCCCGGCCCATGCGCCAGCAGTCCCTGTTCGACCTGCTCCGCCCGGCGCCGAAGCCGGAAGCACAACCCGAGCCCGCGCCCCGGCCCGTGATCCCGCCGCGCGTGGAACCCGTGGTGCCGAAGCCCCCAGCCCCGGCCCTGGTGCTCACCCCGCCCGCCGCTGAGCCCGCGCCCGAGCCACGGCCACCGACCACCCAGGACGTGCAGCGTGTGGCGCCTGTGCACCCGGATGCCAAGCCCCACCCCACCCTTATGGACTGCATTGAAAGCCTGGCTGGCCAGTGTGATGGCGCCCGCACAAAAGACGAGGTGGGCTTTGCAGGCCCCGATGCCATGTGGGGCAAAATGCTGGCCATGTCTGGGAACGACCGCGACTGGACCGACGACGAACGCCGCGCCGCCTGGGAACGACTGCGCAAGTACAAGGGGCAACTGGCCCGCAACGGCATTGACTTTGACGCCATCCCCGTGCCCCCACCGATGGACCGCCCAGACGACCGGCCCCGGCGCCAGGCTGCGACCACCACAACGACGAGCACCCCGGAGGACGGCCCTGGTGTGTGGCGCTGGATTGACGGGCACGCCGTCTTTATCCCGGAGCATGAGCGGCAGAGCTACGACAAAGCCGACATGAGCGCGTCGACCGTGACCGCCTTCCCTGGCCATATCGGGCTGCACTTTAAGTATGACCCGCGCCTTGTGGCCCTGGTCAAGACTGTCAGAGGCGCCCGCTGGAACCCGATCACTAAAAGCTGGAGCGTCCCCATGGAGCGCTTCCAGGAGGTGATCGACCTGGCCAACGTCGACATGACCCAGAAGGCCATGGCCGCCTGGCAGGAACACCAGGAGCGCGCTGTAGCCCGCGAGCAGGCCCAGGCCGAAGCCAACGCCCTCCTCAGTGAAGCAGACCGTGGTTTTACCCAGGACATTTTGATGCTCACCCCGGAGCAGCTCGCCCAGGTGGACACGCTCGACAACTGGACCCGTGGCACCTTCCTTCCGTCCAATCTGGGGAAGTCACGCGACCGCCTGAGCCCCAAGCAGTTACGCATTGTCGACCGGGCACAGGAGGAGCTAGACAACTGGCTCAATGCCAACCCGCACCAGCGCGCCATGTTCGCCCAGGCGTGGCGTGACCGGGAGGGCCAGCTCAAGGCCGCTGCACAGGCCAAGACTAACGAACTCGACGCCCTCAGCCATGACCAGGACATCAGCAATTTTCAAATGCCCGCTGGCTTTAATCCGGCTGTGCTCACCGGAGGGGAACTCTACCCGCACCAGAAGCAAGGCGTGGCGTGGCTCATGCGCGCCAAGGCAGGCATTCTCGCCTTTGCTACCGCGCTGGGCAAAACCAACACGGCTGTGACCGCCGCCGCCAAGCTCCAGGAAGAGGGCAAGGCCAAACGCTGCCTGTTTGTGGTCCCCAGCGCCCGCAAAATTGGCACGATACGGGACATCAAGGCGTTATTCCCTGGCAAAAAGGTGGTACTGGTCGACGGCACCCCGGCTGAGCGTGCCCGGCAGTACCGCGACGCGGAAACGGCGGACTTTGTGGTAGCAGGCTACGGGCTTATCCAGCGCGAACCGGAGAAGCTCCATGGCTCAGGCTTTGACATTGTGATCAATGACGAAGCCGTCCGCCTCAAGGGCAAAAGCAGCCAGACCGCCAAGAACAGCAAGGAGTTTTTCAGCGCGCCGTATACCTGGGACCTCAGCGCTACCCCGATCCCCAACAGCCCGGAGGACCTCTACCAGCTCATGCAACGGCTGCAGCCAACCCTCTTTGGCTCCCGTGCCCAATTCTTGCGCCAGCATTGCCGCACAGACCGCGTCTATGCACAAGGCCGCATGATCACTCGCATAACCGGCTACCAGAACCTGGCCTATACCCGCAGTGTGGTAGCGCCCTATATCCTGGCCAGGACCTGGCAGAGCCCGGACGTGCAGATTCCCATGCCCGAGCGGCGCAACGCCCGGCAGACGCTCGACCTGCACCCGGCGCAGTCCGTCTACTACGAAGCCGCGCGGACTGGCGCCCTGGAAGCCCTCAAGCGTGTGAACAACCCTGGCCAGATGACACGGGAGGAGCGCGCCAACATCCTGACCAACATCTTGCGCATGGAGCAAGTGGCCATCACCCCGGAGCTGGTCGACCCGTCCTACAAGGGGGAAGCGCCCAAGGTGGCAGAAGCCGTGCAGATGGTCAAGGACCACTTTGGCGCCGGACACACCAAGGCGTGCGTGATCTATTCCCACTACCTGCCCGTGATCGACATCCTGCAGCGGGAACTCCAGAAGGAAGGCTTGACGAACGGCGACATTGCCACCATCAAGGGTGGCATGACGCCTGAGAAAATCCAGGACATTGTTGACGGGATCAATACCGGCAAGCACAAGGTCCTGATAGCGTCGGACGCCGCCGCCGAAGGGTTGAACTTGCAGCACAACTCGCAGATGCTCTTGCACATGGACACGCCCTGGCGCCCGGACATCTTAGAGCAACGAGAAGGCCGCATCTACCGGCCTGGCCAGACGGCTGACGTGGTGATGATGCGCCTTATGACCAACACCTCTGTGGAGCAACACAAGGACAACCTGGTCAAGCGCAAGGCTGGCGCCCAGCGCGCGATTGTGCACGGGGAGAGCCCCGCCGATGATCCCGAGATGAGCTACGAGGACTTTTTAGCACTCGTTGGCGCCACCGACAGCGAGAAGAGAGGCATGCGCCATGCAGCTTGAACGCCCCTGGACCCGCTTACGCCTGGAGGAAGAACTGACGCGCCTGGCCAACCCCGCCGCGCGCGCGGACGCCCAGGCCGATGGCAGCGCCCCCGTGCTGTGTATCGGTATCCTGGACGCCTGCAAACGCTATCACGTTTTCCGGCCCTGGTGGTTTGAGCAGTGGGCACGCCAGATACACGACCAGGGCACCGCCAGCTTACGGCCCAGGGAGGAGGACCTCCCGGCCAACACCATGACCCCTGAAGCCCGGCGCCAGCTAGGCATGGAGGACTAGATGCTGCAGTTTGTACTCCTCCTCAACAAGGCCCACGTCAAAGGCCACTGGCGGACCACGCCCACTGGCCAGCGCGTCTATGTCTCACCCCACGAACGCCAGGACCAGGAAGGGTACGACCCCTCACAGCTTCCCCTGTTCGGCGCACCCGCTGCCCGGCCACCGGAGCCAGCCCCACCGCCGAAGCCAGAACCAGAGCCCGAACCGGAACCGGAGCCAGTACCCACGCCAGAGCCCGAGCCCGAACCGGAACCCGTGCAGGCTGAGACCACACCCGCGACGATCCCGGAGTACGTCAAGGACGCCGTGAAGCTCAACGCCGAGCGTATCCATTACTTCAATGAGGAAGTGGAGCGACTACGCAAGCTAGGGCAGCGCTTTGGCAGTCCAGGCCGCTATGAGTACGAGTACCGCACCGAGCATGAGCACCAATTTGACGCGAACGTCGACAAGCTCAAATACATTGAGGGACTGGCTGAAAAGAACGGTTTTAGCTTAGAGCAGCTCTATGCCCATGTGGAGGGTGGACGCCCGGAGAAAATCCCGTGGAGCATGGCCGCCAGCGCGTGGGGACGCCCCAGAGAGCCCAAGACCACGCCGGAGCCCACACCCCCACCGGCGCCCGCACCAGAGCCCGAGCCCACAGCCACCACACCGGAGCCCTGGCAGATGACGCGCCGGGAGTTTCGACACGCGGAGAATGCGCCGAAGGTCCAGGCGATCCAGGCCGCCATCCGGGCTGGCAAGCGGATCACGGCAGTGACGCAGCTACGAGTGACGCCGCTCACATCCCCCGAGCATATCCGCCTGACCAGTACCGGGCATGTGCAGACACGCGAACGGACCACCTGGGTCAATATGACGGACGACATGGTGGACACACTCGCCGCCCAGGCCGGGATGAAGCTCCCGGACTTCATGGAGAAGGTCTACCACCGCGCAGAGGTAGCGCAGGCCCTCAAGGAGGGGAAGCCTGTCCCGCCCGAGGTGTTAGCCGAGTACCCCGAGCTGAGCAGCCAGGAGGACGAGGAACCGGAGGAAGCCCCACCGGCAATACAACATCGCCCCCTCACTGAGGATGCCATCCATAATTGGGACGCTCCCTATATCCAAAAACAATATGGCGAGCATCCCGAGGAAATCCGCCAGGCGGCCATGCAAGCCATGCGGCGCCACCATCAAAAAGGCACAAGCGCCCGCGAGGAAGCGCAAGCGCTCAATGCGCAGTTTGGCCTCACGAAGGAACCAGAGCCCACCCCCACGCCGGAGCCGGTCGACACCACCACTGCCCAGCTTGACCAGGCCGAGCACGATCTAGGGGACCTGGAGGGCGACGTAGCCAGCACCGAGCGTGCGCACACCGCCGACACCGAAGACGAGCAGGACGACGACGCCGAGGGCGACGGCGACGAGGGAGAGCAGACTTTCAGCCTGATCACCGGCAGGACCTACCCGCTGCGCCGTGACCTGGTGAGTCTGGGTGCGCGCTGGCATGCCGATGAGAAGGGCTACATTGTGCCCACCGGCAAGGCAGAACAGGTAGAAGCCTACGCCCGCAGCAAGGGGCTCACCGTGGGGAAGGTCGACCTGCCCGCCGAAGACTACCACCGCGAGAAGCTCACCGGCGAAGCCCTCCGCGCCCACCGCCAGGCCGGACTCGACAAGAAAATCACCCGCTGGCGGAGCCAGGCCGCGCGCCTGGAGAAACAGGCTGCAGCCCTGGAGGCACGGCTCAAGCCCTACGATGATATGCAATTCTGGACGGAGCCCCTGAAGCCCGACCATTACAGCTATAACCGGCATCGCAACTTGCGCGAGCGACTCAGGGCCATGATGGACAAGCGTATGGGCATGCTCCGCGACGCCCACGCACTCAGGCAGAAGGCGGACGGCTGGGACCGGGCTGGCGCCCAGATAGCAGGCGACCGGGAGCGCCAGCGCCAGGCCCAGCGCGAGATGGTCAGCTCCCAGGTGACTGTAGGGAGCCGCATCCATGACGCGATCTATGGCAAGGGGACCGTGGTCAAGGTCAACCCCAAGACGTTCACCGTGCGCTATGACAACGGACACACCTCTGCCACCGACAAGAGCCACGCCATGCCACTAGGGGAGACTGTGCCCCTGGCAGAGCTGAAAGAGCAGACCAGGCCGAAGTACAAGAAGGGCGACACCGTCCGCTTTAACTCGTTCGGACAGGATAGAGTGGGGACCATTACGAGCGTAGGCCCACGCTCCTACAGTATTCGTGTCCATGGCGCCGTCCAGACCAGCCCGCTCAAGGTCGACCATCAGCGCGTATTAGGCCCGGACACCACCCCGGAGCCCGCGCCCGCAGCCGCGCCAAGTGCTCCGCTCAGGCGTGGCCAGTTTGTGCGGTTTACCCATGGGGTACTGAGCAGTACACCCCGCTATGGCACCATTACGAACGTAGGACCGGACACCTATACCATTCGCGCGATGGACGGTGGACGGATACTGGAAGTGAACCATAAAGATGTGATGGCCAAGGCCCGCAACACGCCCCGCCTGGTGCTCCTGCTCAACAAGGCCCACGTCAAGGGCCACTGGCGCACCATCCCGACTGGCCAGCGTGTGTACGTGGCAGCCCATGAGCGCCAGGACGACCCGCACGCCTGGTCCAGTCAGATGCCCCTGTTTGGCGCCCCGCGTGGGACCCTGGTCACCGTGCACCAGCTCACCCCGCAAGAGGCACCCGCGTTCGCCTCACCCGAAGCCCCCGCTGTCACGGCCATGCCCGTGAGCGTACCAGCCCCCGTGCGCCCGACGCCGAAAGAGGCGCCACACCTGCCCATGCCCGAAAAGGCCAGCAAACACCCGCGCCGTGCCGAGTCTGCCCCCGCTGAGACCTACGCACTGCGCCCAGGCGGACGGTTTAACTTTACCTCGCAGGAAATCGACCAGATTGTGACCATGATCCAGGAGTACCAGAAGGGCGCCGACCATCCGAGTCTGCGACTCCGCCCGCAAGTCAAGGAGTATGCGCTAGCCTATAACCTCCTGGAGCAAGCAGACAGGAAGAAGCGCCCCACGTTCAACTTCCGGGGACGCTTTCAGCCCATGCACGACCTCCCCCCGGAAGCCCTCTGGCGCATTGTGGAGCCCATGCTTGAAGGCCAAAGAAGCCGTGGTGCGTCGATCACCAGAGACCCGCGCTGGACCACCCTGGACATTTACCCGGTAGGCCATCGCATCCACCGCAACAGCAACATGAAAGAAGTGCCTGGCGCCGAGGGCGAACCTAGCACCTGGGTAGAACAACCGGAGCTGACCGAGCGCAGCGAACAGCATGCGATGGAAGCCCAGGCCGAGGTATTAGGGAAGCTCGCCCTGCATCAATACCTGTACTTCCAGCGTGGTGGCAGTATCTGGGACGTGAGCCGCCATGAGCGCTACAGCCCACCCATCCAGAAGGCTCACACCTTCACCCTGGGGAAAGCCCGCGTCAAGGGCCACTGGCGCATGCTAGAGCAGGGTCCCGTGTACGTGCACACCTACCACCGCCCGGACCGGCCCGGAGGGGTAGCTGAACCGGCGCAGCAGCTTGGCCTGTTTGGTGCACCTGTGAGCAGCCTACGCACCACGCAACCGGCACCGCTCAAGCATACCCCGGAGCCACCCGCGCCCGTGGTCCCCGAGCGGGCACCCGTGCAGATCGCCAAGCCGGAGCCCAGCCCGCCGCCGAAGCCGTCCCCGTTTCTGAGCTTTCCCAACGACACGGGCACGCCGACCCCCGAGCAACGCCAGGATGCTATCGACACCGTGTGGAACATGGAGGCACCGCTGCGCGCCTTTGAGCGCTTCTTTACCCGGAAGGATGCCCCACCCTCCGCCATGCGCACGGCTCTCTTGCTCTACCAGGGCGCCAGGCCCGCCGTGGGCGAACGCTTCCGGGAGCGCCTGACCACCCTCACCGACACGACCACGCGCCGCAGTCTGCATGCCGTGGTCGACTTCGCCGCCCAGGACCTGACCAACGTAGGCCAGCACCTGATAGCCATGGCCATGAAGTACGGCATGCGTGACACCGACCTGCCCGCTGGGCTAGAGCGGGATGCGTTCCAGCGCTACCAGCACAACAACCCCTATGCGCGGGGGACCCCGCTCCCGCCTGACGTGACCCCGGCGCCCGCCCCAGCACCGGAGCCAGCCCTGACGTTTCCGGCTGACGACAAGCGCCCAAGCAAAAAGGAGCGCGAACAGGCATACAATGCCGTCTGGGCAGTTGAAGGCCCGCTGCATGACTTTGAGAGCTATTTTACTGGCCCCAATGCCCCGAACACCCCCTGGCGTGGTGCGCTCAACTTCTACCGTGGCGCCCGCCCTGGGACCGTAGGGACGCACTACCGCGCCGCTGTCCAGGGCATCCACAGCCGCCAGAACGCCCACCCGACGCCCACCCGTGCCAGCCTGCACCGGGCTGTTGAGCGGGCTCAGCAGGAGATGGAGTCTGTGGGCAAGAAGTACATGGCCGCCATGCGTGGCATGGGCATGGACACCCCGGACGTGCCCCCTGGACCACTCCGCGACACGTTTACGCAGTACGCCCGCTTGCTCGACGCCGAGCCCGCCGCTGAGCAGACGCCCGCTGTCCCACCGGCACCCCCCAGCTACCGCAGTCTGAGCCTCAAGCTCGACCGCACCCAGGACATCCCGGTCACCAGCCTGTATGCGCGCACGGCCAAGGAGGTAGCCGGTATCTTTGAAGAGATGCGCCAGGGCGAGCGCGAGAAACTCATGGCCGTGCACACCGATGCAGACGGCAGAATCCGCAGCCTGGAATGTATCAGCATGGGGACCCTCAACTCTAGCCCTGGGACCATCCGGGAGGTACTCAAGGCCGCCGTGGTCCAGGGCACAAGCGGTATGTGGCTCATTCACAACCACCCCTCTGGCGCGTCGGACCCGAGCGAAGACGACAAGGTTCTGACCCGCAAGGTCAACGACTATGGCAAGCGCTTAGGTATCACCCTGCACGGCCATGTCGTCATAGGCGAGCACGGCTACCACGCCCTGAACCCGGAGGGCCACACCAACGGCGAGAGCGCCTACCCGACCGGCACCGAGACCGAAGGCAAAGTGCCCATGGTTGCGTTGCGGCAACACCGCGAAGCCGAACCGATGTTACAGGGCAAGCAGCTCAAGAACTGGCATGAGGTAGCCGACATGGGGAAGCAGCTCCTACGCGGGGGAGCCCACCAGACCTATGTCGTGCTCACGGACACGCGGCTGCGTGTCAATGCCGCCATCCCCATCAAGAGCACCGGCGAGGGGCAGGCCCAGCAGGACGCCCTCAATGAAGTGCTCCGGCAAGCCATCCTGCACAATGCCCATGCGGTGACCCTGGTCTCTGACGTGGAGAAACGCGAGCGCTTTTTTGGGTTTAGCAAGCGCCTGCATCAGGCCCTGGACCGAACCGGCATGCACTTGATGGACGCCGTGCACCTACGCGGCGATACCTACGCCTCTGCACGCGGAGAGGGCATGATTAAAGCCCTGGTGATCGACCTCAGCAAGGCCCGCAAGCTGCACGGACGGCGCCGCTGGCAGGGGATGCAGCTCAGTATTGAGAACCGCAAGGGGAGCATCCGACGTGGGCACGATCACGACGGCAAGCCGTGGGCGAACAAGATGCAGCACCCCTATGGCTACATCAAGGGGACGGTGGGTATGGACGGCGCCCAGATTGACTGCTTTGTAGGGCCACACCCCGGCGCCCCGCATGTCTATGTGGTGACCACCCGCAAAGCCCCGGACTTCCAGGTAGCCGATGAGCAGAAGTGCTTTATTGGCTTCACCTCCGCGAAGAAGGCCAAGCAAGCGTTTCTCACGCACTACGATGACCCGCGTCATTTCGGCAACATGCTGGAGATGCCCGTAGAGGAATTTAAGGCCAAGGCCAAGGCCACCATGGAGAACCCTGGTGCGATCCAGGCCGTATAGGAGCGCTCCTATGGTCACCCGCACAGCCCCTACGCCCCTGCCCGCCGTGGTGTATCTGCACGGCAGCGACCGCCCGCACCCGTGCTACGTGCGCCTCATGCCCCGCCTGGCCAAGGCCAAGGACATCCCGCCTGGTGCGCGCTGGATTACCGTGCACCCCAACGGCATGGAAGAGAAGGGTGTCCCGATTCTCATAGAGCCCCGAGGCGACGGCTCGTGGAGCGTCACGGCTGGCGCCGGTGGCAAGCTCAACTATCTCCGCCTGACCAACGTCAAGAGCGAAGCCGAGTACAGACAGACCGCCAGAGAGCGTGCCGAGCAACGCCGGGAAGCCCAGAAGGAGCGCGAAGCCATCACGCCGCCCGAAGTCAAAAAAGCCCAGCGCGAAGCCCGAACCGCCGTGCAGCAACAGGCCCGCATCGCGCAACGCGCCTTGATAGAGCGCGTCAGGGCGACCCTGGGTGGGGTGAGTGCGGACCTGCCCCCGGAGCGCCTGGCTGGCCTGACCCTGGGCGCCCAGAGTCTCATAGCATCCCGCCATCACCGCAAGCAGCTCAGCGAAGCCCGCGCACAGTTGGCGGAGCAGAAGCGGACCCTGCTCCTTGACGCCGACGCGCGCGCCGCCATTGGTATGGGCGACCTGCCCCTGCATGGCAAGACGGACGCCGGGCTCTTTGGTGGTCCCACCCTGGGGCTCACCGACCTGGAGCCCGAACCGACCGGCGCCAGCCGTGGCCCCAGCCGCCGCGAGAAGGCCACCGCCAACATCATTGACGACCTGCAAAAGCTCGACGTAGACGCCACCAAGCAGGCCCTGGAGCAGCTTGACGAGCAGGAGCCCGACGCCGACACCGAGCGCGCCCGCGCCAAGTTACAGGCCCAACTGGACGCGCGCGCCCTCCTCGATACCAGCCCGGAGAATCACAAGGCCATTGTGGACCTGGTGCTCACCCCGGACAAGCAGGCCATGATTGACGACACCGTGGCTGCCCTCAACGCTGAAGGCCGGGACGAGGAAGCCGAGCGCTTACAAAACGGCTCAGCCGGGTTGCGTGCCTTGCATGCCGAAGTACGCCAGGCGAAGCAGGCCGGACTGACCGACACCGACCAGACCGCTGTGCTGAAGCAGCCCGCTGCAGACATTGTCGACATGCTCAAGCAAGAGAAAGAGGTTGCCGCCGCTGAGCAGGACGCCCGCCGCATGAAGAAGACCATAGAGACGGGTGGGGTGGTCGACACACAAAAAGCCTTCCGGGTGATGACCTCAGAAGCCCTGGACAAGCAGGTGATCAGCGACTTGCAGGACCAGATACGCGCGGACCTGGCACACAGCATGCTGGAACACGTCAAGGGCAAGGAAGAGACGGCCTACCGGGCTCCTATTGCCGCTGGCATGCAGAGCGCCATAGATAACTTGTCCCTGGCAGCATTAGGGAGTGCCATGCTCAGCCGGGATGTGATCGACTTTCTAGGCCCCAAAAGCTCCGCGCAACTGCTGGCCTGGCACTTGCACAACACCATCCCTGGCGAGATGGAGCGCATCCGGGAAGGCGTGGAAGCGCACCACGCCGCAACGGAGAGCAAGCTGGCGGAGGAAGCCCTCAAGGCCGCAGACCCGCTGCTCAAAGAAGCGGAGCGCATGGCCCAGACCATGACCGATGAGCCGAGCGACCTCAAGGCCGCCCTGGAACAGAACCGCCAGCGCCTGGACCTCCTGGAGCAGGCCCGTGGGCTCATTGGCACCACCCTGGGACGCCTGGAAGGCCAGGCCCTCCTTGGGGAAGCGCTGCGCCGCCCGCCTGTGGAGCACCTGGAGGTGAGTCTAGGAACCGTGGGCAATGCCGACGTACTCATGGCCGCGCGTGCGTTAGGGCTCACCCCGGACGACTTCAGCATGGACCTGGTGGGAGGGACGCGCCTCATGACGATCCACCCGGACGCCCTCCCCAAGCTGCTCAGTCAGACCCCCAAGGACGCCGTGCAACGCGCGCGCACGGTAGCCGACATCAAGGCCGGGAAGCACGACGAAGCCGACTGGCTCCCGGACGGCATTGTTGCCAGGCCCCTCACCGAGTTTACAGACCCCGTGCGCCAGGCCCACTATGCCACCACACCGCTGGAACTCACCGAGCAGATGAGTGAGCCCGATGCAGAGCACGCCATCCAGGCCCACGTTGCCAGCCGTGCCTACCTCGACGGCGCCGAAGATTTTAGAGACATACGCTCTGACCTGCTCAGTGCCGAGCGCCAGGCCACTATTCCCCCGGCCTTGCTGCCCACCTATCAGCGCATTGTGGAGGATGCTTTCCCCCTGGAGACCCCGCGCGCGCGGGAGCTGACGCACGAAATGGCCGGGATACGCCAGCAGCTAGAGGACCTGGAAACCCCCTCGATGTTTGGCCCACCCGCTGAGGGCGACCCCGACGCCTTGAAAAGCCGCCTGGCCGCCGCTGAGCGCGAACACGCCGAAGAGAGCCTGCCCGAGAAGCAAGAGGCAGCCCTGCACAGCCGCGCCGCGCAGTGGGTCAAGCCCTACCTGGACGCGCACCCAGAAATGACACCCCTCGATCACCAGAGTATTCCCGACACTGAAGACACGCGCCGCGCCGTGTTCCGCGCCCTGGCCAGTGTGCCAGAGGGGAGCGTGGCCTTTAAGAAGGTGGGGGAGCTAGGGGACCACGCCAGCACCAGCATGCTGCAGGAACACTTCTGGAAGCACCACAGCCCCATAAGCAAGGATGAAGCCCTAGAAGCCCGCCAGCAGCTCAAGGACCTGCCCAACCCTGGCAGAGACTGGCGCCAGTGGCAGGCCCAGCATGGCACGGGAGACGCCGCCTACCATGCCATCCAGGCCCATCTGCAAAAAAAGGAAGAGGAGGAAGCTGGAGGGGGACTCTTTGGAGCGGTAGCAGAGCCCAACCTCATGGCCGCTGGCAAGCTCGACAACATAGAGGACCTGGCCACCATGGCTGGTATGATCACCGCCGACGATGCAGAGCCCATCTCCCGCGCCGCCCAACTGTACGCCTACGAGCGCGAGAACGACGCCGAGAAGCAGCAACGGATGGAGAGCCTGCAGCACCTGGTCAAGGGGCACTTGCGCGACATCTTTGACCGGCAAATTGCCAACGGGGGGAAGGGTGTCACCGCGCAAGACCGCGAGAACTACGACCGCGCCAAGCTCGCAGCGGACCCGTGGGCTGCCTACGTGCTGGCACACGGGGGAATCCGCCGCGCCAGGGAGGCACTGCTCTCTAGTGCCCGTGGCAAGTTTGCCGATGCCTTCAGCCACGCATACGGGCAGATCACCGGCGAGCCGCTGAAGACGGGCAAGCAACGCCTGGCACAGTGGCAGGGGCATGTACGCGGGAGCATGAGCCCGGACGACCTCCTAGCGCACCTCAAGGAACAGCGTGCCAGCACCGCCAGTGCGCATGCCGCTGTGGCCCGCCGTGGCACGGGGGGACAGTTTGCAGAGGGGGAGCGCGCCGCTATCGCGACCGCCAGACAGGAGCAGGCCGCCGCGTCGCAGCTTGGCTTTTTCTCGCCCCAGCCCACCGTCACCAAGGCCGCGCGCCAGGCCGAGACCGACCGCACCACACTAGGGAAGTTGGCGGAGAATCAGCTAGGGGGAATCATCAACCATCCGGGTTTTGCGCCCATTGTGGAGCAGATGAAGGCCACCGGAGGGCGAGGCGTCAAGCTCATGCCAGGGCTCAGTATGTCAGGCCAGTATGCCCCGCAGCAGCGCGCCGTCCGCATGATGGACGCCGCCAAACGGATAGCCATCCATGCTGGCGTAGGCAGTGGCAAGACCCTCATTGCCCTGGGGACCCACACGCACCTGCACAACAAGGGCGACATCCACAAGACCATTATGGCCGTCCCCAGCGCCGTACAGGGCCAGCTCCCAGGGGAGATATTGCGCTATACGGACCCTGGCAAGGTCAAATTTTTCGCGACGCCGGGTGCGGACCGTGCCACCCGCTTGCGTGCCCTGGCTGACCCCAAGACGCCGCTGGTAGTGGCCACGCATCAGAGCCTGAGAGATGACCTTGTCCACCTGGTAGCCGAGCATCAAGGCAAAAGCCCGGCAGAGGTAGCCACCTTCTTTCGCGACTCAGCGCAGAAGGACGGCCACCGCCAGGCCCTCAGAGCCGCCCTCGACAACGCCGGAATCCCGCCCAGCATTATGACCGTCCTGGACGAAGGCCACACCACGCTTGACCGCATGGGCAAAGACGACAGCCTCATGAGCAACGTCTTTACCGCGCTGTCCCACCCGGACAACTCGACGCATCACATGCTTATGACCGGCAGCCCGCTCAAGAACGATGTGAGCGAAATCTACAGCACGCTGGAAAAGTTGCACCCAGGCGAGTACACCGACCGTGACGCTTTCCTGCGGCAGTATGCGGTACTCACCCCTGCCTTACAGGAAAGCCTACAGCGCAAAGTGGCGTCGCATTTTTACGCCACGCGCGTCAGTCCGAGTGTCCCCGCGCATCATAAGGTGTTAGAGCACGACTTGAGCGACGCCCAGAGCACCGCCGCCAACGCCGTACAGGAGCACTACGACCGGCTCCGACTGGCGCAGCAACGGGGAACGGTCGACCTCGACGCCGCGCGCGCCCTGAGCCCGAGCAGCTTTGCGCACCTCCCGGAGGACCAACACGAAGCCCGCGCGCGCCAGTTGCAAGAGAACGCTGGCCTACTCAGAGACAGTGCCCTGGCCCGCGTGATCCACAGCACCCCGCCCGCCGACAATGCCAAAATCCAGGCCATTGTGCAGCATGCCAGAATGCGCGTGGACCAGGGCAAGCCCGGTATCATCTTTGCGCACAACCGGGACGCCGTCCAACACCTGCATGACGCGCTGAAGGCCGCTGGGATACGGGTAGGCACCCTCACTGGCCAGCACACGGCTGGAGAGAAGAACCGCGTGCGCCAGGCATTCCAGCCTGAGCAGGGCGACCCAAGTATAGATGTACTTGTGGCATCTGACGCCGGAGCCACCGGGTTGAACCTGCAACGCGGACAATGGCTGCACCAGTATGACATTCCGCAAACGGCGATGATCAAGGAGCAGCGAGACGGACGCATCCACCGGCTAGGGCAGACCAACCCGGTAGAGCTGAGCATCTCCCGGACACGCACGCCCTACGATGCGCAAGCCTGGCAGCGCCTGCAAACCAAGCGCATGCTGGGGGAGGTGTTTCAATCGCCAGCGGACCAGCTCGACGATACCGGCCTGGCACAGTACCTGCATCACGCCGCTGTACAGCAGGATGAACGGGAGATGTTTCACCGCGCCGCCTAGAGAGGGGAGAAGGATGGACCTGGCAGAGGCACTGGAACGCCTCATACACACGGAATGCGACACGATCACCGTCTATGGACAAGCCCGCCATCCGTTGACAGGACGGGAGCAGAGCTGGACCGTCACCTTGATTACCAATCAGTCCAAACGCGCCCACCTGAAGCGCGTCGGAGAGGGCGCCACGGTGACGGAGGCGCTCTGCGCGGCCCTGGCGGAGGAGGGCACCACGGTAGCCGATCACGCCAAGCGCCGGAGCCATCGGAACAGCTTAGGCTTGGAAGGTATCCCCGCCAAGTATCAGGGCAAAACCTTCAAGAAGGCGCTGCGCTCACGTCTGTTGTACTAGAAAGGATGTGCCCTATGGAACCCCGCGAGCAGTTACAGGCAGCCCTGGCTGTGATCGAAGCCCACGCCCGCAGTGCGCACAAGCGACAGCAGGACCTGGAAGCGCTGGCCAGCGACAGCGACGCCCGGCTGCAGCAGGCCCTCAGCCGCTACCAGGCGATTCTGCCCGCACTCGGAGCAGGCAAGAACCGCGCCATAGAGCGCGACTATGTCAACCGGCTGGGGGACCGTCGCAGCATGACGCTGGCGCCGATGGAGCACGAGACCCCAGGACAGGAAGGCTGAGAGGAGGGACCATCATGGCAGAGGAGCGCGTGCGACTGATGCCCCAGGGTATCCGTCCGATAGGCATGTGCATGCAAGGCTTTGGCGTCGACGCAGAGGCACAACTCCGCGCCATGTGCAATGGTGCACTCCCCGTGGTAGGGCAGCGGTATGTCTGGCTGTGTACGGCTGTCCAGACCGACGCCGACCCGGTCTATGCCCATTTTACCTTGATCCCCGTGGACGAGTAGAGGGGGACCCCGTGCCCGAGCAGCTCCCCACGCTGTACGTGTCTGATGGCACCCCGGCCTTTACGCACCCGCGCGCCCATGCGGGCACCCTCACCCGCTGCGTGACCGCGCACCCGGCCCCCGTGTGTACCTGTGGCATGTATGCCCTGGTCTGGCTGAAACCTGGAGAGGAGCCCCCGGATGACCGGCCCGACCGGCAATACGTGTAGACGCTGCCACAAGCGGATTGTCCGCCCTGAAGAGGACGCATTAATCCTCACCAAGGCCCTCCAGATACGCCAGGGCGTGCTGTACCTCCAGTGTCAGTGTGGCACCTGGAATGCCGCACCCTCACGCCTGTGTGACCGTCTGCGGCTCATTTTGATCCTGACGGCCTAGCCCGCCGCGCCTTTCCTCCCCGTTCCTAGCCCCTCCTCCCACGCCAGGCCCGTCATGTCACCTCTTTACGTGATGTGTACAAGGGGAAAATCACGCCCGCAACGCCTGGCCGCCCGCGTCAGGCCATGCCATCCATGCCTTGCCTGCCTGGCCCCGCCCGGCCCCGCGCCGCCCCGCATGGCCTCACCATACGCTCCATGCCCTGCCCCGCCTGCCATGCGAGCCCTAGCCTGACCTGTCGACCCATGCTGCGCCTTGCCTGCCAAGCCATGCCCCACTCCGCCTCTGCAAGCCGTGCCCGCCGAGACATGCCGCGCCCGTCCTTCCTGGTCCGTGCCATCCTTGCGAAGCCTGCCACGCCGGACCGTGCCAGTGCTGGCGCCACCGGCCCTCGCGCCGCCACTCCAGGCCCGCCGTGCCATCCCGAGCGCCGCCCAGACATGCCGACCCTCGCCCAGCCTGCCACGTCACCCCTAGCGACACCTACCACCCTTGTACTGCCATGCCAGCCGCACCGCGCCAATCCTCCCGTGCCGCACCCCTCCCTTCCTGGCGCTCCCGCGCCCGCCGTCCCGTGCCCCGCCGTCCCTAGCCTCACCGTCCTTGCCAACCCCGGCCAGGCCGCGCGGTCCCTTGCGATACCCCGCCTGCCATGCCACGCCCATCCTCACCAACCATGCCCTGCTATGCGCGTCAGAGCCTTGCCTTGTCTCGCCCGCCGCACCAATCCTCTCCCTTGCTCGCCAACGCACGACAAGCTAGGCCCGTCCTTGCCTCGCCCGCCAAGCCACGCCATGTGTAGCCTAGCCCAGCCCGCCGTCCGCGCCCGTCGACACCGCGCCAATCGAGGACGGTCGACGCCTTGCCCGCCGCCCCGCGCCTCTGCGTACCACTCCGCCCATGCCAGGCCCGCCGTGCCTATCAGCGCCTGTCCTCACCGTCCAAACCACGCCAGCCGCGCCGCTGCGCCCTCGCCCAGCCTTGGCTCACCAGTCCATGCGTCGCCTGCCTGGCCTGTCCCTACCCCTCCTCTCCGATCCAAGGTGTCCCTATCCCTGCCGAGCCTGCCACGTCTCGCCTAGTCTCTCCGCCCTCACCATGCCCTGCGCTGCCTGGCCCGCCTTGCCACTCCTTGTCAGGCCCTACCGTCCCCGCGCTGCCTGACCCTCCGCCGCCTGGCCCGCCACGTCTCGCCTGGCCTTCCGGCCCTACCCGGCCCACGCCATGCCTACCCAGCCGGTCCGACCCTCTCCCTGGCATGTCAGTGCTTGTCCAGCCAATGCACGCCTGTCCTCCCTCGCCAAGCCGTGCCCGCCGTGCCACCTGTCCCCGCCTGACCATGCCCGTGCTCGCCACGCGGTCCGTCGCCACGCCTGCCTTGCCAGTCCTCACCCGTCCGGTCCACACCGTCCCCGCCGTGTCACGCCTGCCCACGCCAGCCCTCGCCCGCCTTGGCAATCCGCGCCTTTCCTCTCCACACCGTCCGCGCCTTGTGACGCCTGGCCAGCCTCCCTCGCCGTGGCCACCCTCGCCATCCTTTCCGGCCCAACCCACGCCATGCCTGACATACCAGTCCGCGCCAGTCCTGGCCATTCCACCCGTGCCGGTCCGGTCCCAGCTTCGCCGGTCCCAGCCAAGCCCGCCACTCCCTGCCAGTCCCCGCCATCCAAGGCATACCTCGCCCGCCATGCCATGTCTGTGTGTTGACGGGCTTACGACGCGCGCCGCCGCCGTCCCCGGCGCCCACGGGCTTGCTCCCGTGCGGACGGCTCCTGCGTGGGCACTACCACCTTGGACGCCTGCGCCACCGACGCCACCAAATCCTCAAACATGCGGTACCGCCACATCCAGGCCCGTAGCCCGATAAGCGCCGTCTGCAGCATCTCCTCCCGGAGCACGTCGTCTACGAGAACCTCCTGCATCACTCGGTAGCCCCCGCCAGGCCGTCCCCGGTCTGATTGCAGCGACAGGTACACCGTCTCGACCTTGCGTGGGACCTCTGGAGGAGGCACCACATAGACCGTGCGTATGAGCCGCCGCGCCTGGTCGACGCGGTATTGATGGCCCGCTACGCGATCATCCCACTCAAAATGTGGATGCAACGCACTGGCAGGATTACTGGCAGCTTGCACCACAGCCACCGGCTGGAGCAAGCGCTCCGGGTGCGCTGCATGGATGGCTTCCAGCTCCCTACGCACCGCCGCTGGTAGCATCGGCAAACTCCTCTCTGGTGATCAGCTCGAAAAAGCCCATATCAATCCCATTACTCTGCTTGCTATCTGCCCGGCCCTCGCCCACCGCGACCTGTGCCCCCATGCGCGTAATCAAGTTGGTAATGTCCGACTCACTGAACAAGTCCGCGTCGTAGCGCACGCGCAGCTTGACATGCCACTCTGTCCACAGCGGACGGCTGCGTATATCGGTGACTCCAGAGGCGTTGCGCACATGCATATGGTTCTCTACGGGCTCTCCGTAAATCCGTACCAGGGGTGTCCCGTCTGCCACGTCCAGGCCGTCTGCGACCACGAACACAGCCAGCTTGGCTTTGGTCATATGGTAGCCCACCGTGCGACAGGCAGAAATCATGCCGTTCCTGAAGGCACCGCACGGGATGCCACAACTCCCGTCCGCCATCTTATGCTTGGCATTCTCATAGTCTTCCGTAAAGTTGCGCGGCTCCCGGACCTTCTTCGACCGTGCCTGGGTCCCCTGTGCCTGGGTGTCCATCATTTTCTGCAAGGTCTTTTCCGAGAAGCGCAGTTGGAGATACGGCGTCGTGCCCCGCAGGTAAAACTCTAAAAAGCGCTGATTGAGGGGCTTGATACTGATGGCCGTGGCCACCGTATTCACCGGCTCCTCTGCGGGGACCGTGCCGGTGTGTTTCGCCGTCTTGCGTGGTGTCGTTGCTGTCGCCATGGGTGTGCCTCCTTGGGACATCTGCGGATTGTGTTGTGACATCCGGGCACCATGCCCGTGCCTGGTACTATATACGACGCAGCAAAAAGGGGTCAAGAACATTCGTGATAAATTATCTTGATAATGTATCTTGACGTGATAAGTGCTGGCATTGTAGGCTCTTGGCAAATTTGACGTGCTATATGCACCTGGCAATGTCGCAAACGGGCTAGCTCCCTAGCCCATGTCGCGTAATGGCCGCCGTATCTGGGAGGATATTTTCCCAGGAACGGCGGCCTTTTTTTGTGCCCGGAGACGGACCCCATGGCCGCAGTGCTCCCGGAAACCACGCGCCACTTCCTGGTGGACTTTGGCCTGGTCAAGGCCGAACCCCTCACCCCAGGCCAGCCCTGGATGATCTACATCCAGGCATCCACCCCTGGTGTGGACTACGACGGGGAGCGCGTGCTGCCCCAGGCCATGCAGGACGCCCGGCCTTATTTCCTGGCCAATGGGCGTATCAGCTACGAGCACATCACCCCGGACACCCGACATGACCCCAGCGTGCTGATAGGCGAACCCAGGGAGATGACCATCACCCCCGATGGCCGGACCCTGGTCAAAGCCGAACTGTACCAGCGCGTCAAGAAGGCCCAGGAAGTCTGGGACATCTTGCAGAGCGGGGGAAAGATGAAGGCCAGTGTGGGTGGCTCAATCCTGCGCCGTCAGCAGGACGTGACCGGCACCCCCGTGGTCACCAAGCTATTCCTCAACCACATCGCCCTGACCCCCTGGCCCGTCAACGATGACACCAATGTCCAGCTCACGCCTTACGACTCCTTCATGAAAGCGCTGGGGTACCGCGTCCATAAGGCCCTGGGTGCGACCACAGGCACCAGTGCCCAGCCGCTGGTCATGCAGGACCTGGAAGGTCAACGCCAACGCCTCACCCCTGCCTTTGCCACGCGCTGGCAGGCCCTCACCGACATCATTCAGCAACTCAGCCAGGAGCGCGGCAAAGCCCTGTCGGACGACGACGCCCGGCAGTGTGCCCTGGCCGTGCTTATCCGCCGTGGAGAAGCGCGGCAGGCATATGTCGCCGCCAGTGGGAACCGGCTCCCCGGCAGCGTCTAGGAGGACAGGTATGGCTTTCACCAGTAACACGCTCGAAGACGACCTGAAGGCGTTGGAGGGCAAGCTCAACGGGTCCCAGGAGGACGATGGCGACCTCAAGAAGGCCCTGGCAGATGTGGCCAAGGGTGCTATCGGGCTGGCCACCAAAACCCTCAGCAAGGCCCGTGGGGACGATGACGACATGGGCGCCGATGAGGACGAAGGCGACGACGACCGCCCCGGCACCGACGACGACGACACCGAAGAGTGGATACAGAACCTGCTCCAGAACAAGGGAGGGGAGCCCGCCCAGAAATCCCGCCGCCAGGAGTGGGGAGGGGAGGGACTCTACAAGGCCCTCAGTGCCGACAGCGATGTAGGCGCCGTCGACGTGGGAGGGTACCTGCAGGAAGAGTTAGCGATCCGCGAGCGTGACCGCAAAGAACTCCGCCGCTTGCGCAAGCAAAACGGCCTACTCCTGAAAGCCATCACCGACCTGCACGCCTCAAGCACCGCCAACAGCCGCGCCCAGCAGCGTGTCAACGCTGTGCTGGCCAAGGGGCTCATGAAGCTCCTCGACGCCACCGACGACTTGAACAGCCAGCCTGCCACGGGCTCCCGCTTCGCCCTGATGGAGAAGTCTGTCAGCGCCGCCAGGGACCACCTCCGTACTCAAGGAGGGCAGGAGGTGAAGTACACCAAGGACCACGCCGTCCGCCTGCTCCAGAAAGGCATCATCACCCAGGAACAGCACCGCATCTGGAAGACCACCAACATGCTGCCACCCGGCATTGACGCCGCCTAACCTGCCCAGCAGTAGAGGAGCACGACCGTGATAGGTTTTGACTCATTGGTAAGCTCTGGGATGCTCCAGGACGAACTGCTCAAGGCGCTGGCGTCGACAGCAAGCGCGGGCACGGACGCATCCCCATTAGTCAAAGAGGACTTGGAGGTAGAAGCCCACACCCAACTGTGGCTAGAGACCGACCCGGTTGAACTGGTCATATTGAAACACTTGCCACACGTCCAGGCATTCAGCGTGCTGCATGAGTTTGACCAGATCATAGGCTATGGCGCGCGTGGGCATGACGGTTTTTACGGGGAGAACAGCCTACCCGCAGAAGCCGCGATCCAGTCCAGACGCAAGACCGTCAATATCCGTCTGATGGGTGACATCTCTAGCGTGTTCGCGCTGGCCAGCTTCCAGACGCCGATCCAGGCGTTAGGACAGTCCAACCTGGTCGACGAGAACATGGCCAGCACCCGGCTGGACCTGCTCCACAAGATGGCCGTGGCGGTCTACAACGCCGACGATGGCAGCACCACCCACACGCTGCGCTTTAAGGGACTGCGCCAGCAGATACTAGAGGGCACCAGCCCGTCCAGTGCTGCGCCGTTCACGATCAACCCGGATTACATCATTGACCTGCGTGGTGCGAAGCTCGACCCGCCAGAAATTAGAAAGCGTGCCCGCCAGGTACGGGAGCGCTTTGGGGCTATGCGCTGGCTGTACATGGCGCCGTCCGTCTCAGAGTTTCTGGAAGAGAGCCTGGACCCCGCCGAGCGCTTGATGATCCCGCGCACCCCAGGGGACGCGGTGATTCTGGGGCAAAACATTGGTGGCATGAACACCGCTGGCGGCATTACGCGCTTTGCGGTGGACAACACCCTCACGAGCAGCCTGTACATGGGCGCTGCCCCACTTGTGGCGGAGACCAACGCCCCGGCGCCGCTCCCGGCTGGCAACATTGCTGCCCCGGTTGTCGCCGCTGACGCTGCCTCTCTGTGGGGAGCCGCTGACGCCGACGCCGCCGTGGTCTATGACATTACGGCCCTCAATGCCGCTGGCGAATCGACCGCCACGCGCGTGGGTCCTATCGCCGTCGCCGCTGGCCAGAAGGTCACCATTGCGATCACCCCGCGCGCCGCAGACACCTCGTACCGCATCTACCGGGGAGACAGCACCCTCAACCCGCCGCTGTTTATCCGGGAAATCAAAGGCACCGGCAATACCACCGCATTCAATTTTGTCGACCTCAATGAACGCATCCCAGGCACCACGGACGCCTTTGGTCTCAACATCGCCAGTGCCAACAGTGACGCCATGCGCATGAACGACATGAGCCGCGTCACCTTGCAGAACCCGCCCCGCCCGCGCAATACCGCGTCGCTGGTCACACTAGGCCCATGGATGGGCATTTTTGAACTGGCCCATATTCTCCATACCGCCAGCCGTGACCTGCTCTTTTCGGCCTTTACCCCACAGATCACACACCCCTATCAAAACGTGGTGTGGATCAATGTAGGCGACCGCTAGAAAGGGAGGAGCGGTATGGCCTGGAAGATTAGCCGCGTCTCTGGCCCTGGGGACCACGTACTAGGAGGGACCACGGTCACCTTTGACGCTGAGGGTGTCTGCATCACCGACAACGCCGACGTGGCCGCCAACGCCCGGCAATTCCCGCGCTATTTCCTGGTGGAAGACACCAGCGAGACACCTCCCGCCCCACCCGCTGAGGAGGGGGAAGCAGAGGAGCCTGGCGCGAGCCCGGACGCCGTGCCTCCGTCCGAGACCGCACCAGAGGAGGGCGCCGCCAACCAGACGGCGCCTGGCTTCACGCAGGAGGACCTCGAAAGCCTCACCGTGACCGAACTCCGCGAACTGGCCAGCGCCGCCGATATTTCCGGCGCCAGCCGCATGACCAAGGCCGAGCTGGTCACCGCCTTGCTCGCCAGCCAGGGAGGGTAGGCCATGCCCGGTGGCTGGCAGATGGGACTGAAGCCGAAGCCCGACAACCTCAAGGGCATGCTCATTGACAGCATGGTCCCTGAGTACATCCGGCAGACCTACCTGGTAGGCGTCAACCTGGGTGTGGCCTGGCAGGGTATGCCCGGCGACATCGCCATGCAGAACATCCTCAACGGCATTATTGCCGACGTACAGAGCAAGCTGGGCATCCGTTTTGAGCGCCAGGTAGTCAAGACCGACCCGGACGCGGACATGGTGCAGGGCGAAGACTTTGACCTCTTAGGGGAGCGCCTGCACCACTTCCGCGCGCAGCTCACCTCGACGCACTACTACATACCCCTGCCCTATAGCAACGTCGTGAGTGTGGAGCGCGTGCGCCTGTTTTACGGCAACCAGCTTGTGTACACCGTACCAGCCGACTGGATTTACTTCACCAGCAAGGAGGGGATTCTCCGCCTGACCCCGAGCCTCACCAACTCTGTCTTGCAAGGCAACTTTGGCGGTTTTGACTCTGTCTTTTACACCTGGACCTATCGCGACTGCATCCCGCATGCCTGGTCTCTCGACTACACCATAGGCTACGACCAGATAGACGCAGATATTGCGCGCTATATCGGCCTGGCAACGGCCATCCAGGTGCTCTCGACCGCTGGCCAGGGGAGCGACATCTCCGGGGGACTGAGTAACGAAAGCCTGAGCCAGGACGGCATCAGTGAGTCTGTGGGCTATGCCCAGGGCAAGTATGGCCCCTACAGCGGGCTCATCCAGATGTACGCGGACGAACTCGACCGCATGGACCTGAAGCAGAAACGGCTGGCCAAGAAGGGCATCAAGGTAGCCGTGGTCTAGGAGCACCCCCGTGATCTACACCGGACGGCTGGGCAAGCGGCATTTTACCGTGCAGAAGCAACGGGACATGATCGCCGGGCACGGCGCTAATGTGCTGGTGATTCCGACCGTCACCTGCCCGTGCCTCACCCTGGAGCAGCTCTTTGACCCGCTCTGCCCGGAGTGCTTTGGTACTGGACGCTTCCCCCAGCCCGCCTTGCAGTACACCACCGTGCTGGCCCTCATTCAGGACACGGGCAAGCAAGACTACCACGAAGCAGGCTCATGGACCGAAGGCCAGATACTGTGTCTCACCCCGCCCGAAATCTCCCTGGCCCTGTGGGACACGGTCACCATGCTGGACGTGCGCGACACCTTCAGTGACGAAGTGCTGCAGCGTGGTGTCAAGGACCGCGTGCGCTTTTCCCAGGGTGTGGAGGTGGAGCTAGTCCTTGACCGGACCCAGCCGTATATCCTGGGGACAGACTACGTGCTCACCCCGCCGAACGTGATCACCTGGCAGCCCACCGGCAGCAGCCCGGCCACAGGCACCTATTACAGCATCCGGTATAGCGCCTTCCCCACGTATGCCGTCTTTCAGGACAACGAGCGGCTCCGCGTGGAGAACCGCACGCGCCAGGCCCAGGAGGTGATGCTCAAGCGCCTGGACCGCATCGACCCACAGCGCCCCTTTCCCGTGCCCTAGAGGACCTGGCTTATGGCAGAGATACGCATAGACGTACCCAGGCACACCACCCCGATGCCCCTCACCGAGCGTGCCATATACGACGCCGCGCGCCTGATTCAAACGGCCTGGGTGGCTGCTGCACAGTCAGGCCGCTACTTCCATCCCGGCCTGGGTGGCTACGTGCGTGGCATTGTGACCGATGACAGCCTGGTCTACCCCCTGGACGGGGACCCGCTCAGCGCCGCCGTGTTCAACCTGGCACCCTACGCTGGCGTGATCGAAGAGGGCCACCCTGGCTTCCACCTGCCCAGCGTCATGCACTGGCCGACCCCTGCCAGCAAGCGCGCCAAGGCCGGGCACTACTATATTAACGTCCCATTTCGTCACACCGTCCCGCGTAGTGGCCCTGGCATTACTGGCCAGGCTCAGCGCGCCATGATGCCCGCGCCCGTGTACCAGGTAGCGAAGCGCCTGGCACCCGGCGAACGCCTCACCGCAGGCCCGAGCGCAGGCCGCCGTGTGCATGCCCCTGGACTGACGCCCTACGTGCCCCGCTACGCGCGCAACCGGCGCCCTGGCTACGTGCACGCCTCGATCTATGAGAGCCTGGAGAAACGGGGAGCGGCCCGGCACACCCGCTACATGACCTGGCGCACGCTGAGCCAGAGAAGCCCTGGGTGGCACATCCCCCCACGCCAGGGCACGCACATTGCCGCCACAGTGGCCCGTGAAATCGCCCCGCAGCTCATACGCCTGGTGTCCGACGCCGCCCAGCAGGACGTGATCAACTACATACAGAGCCGCATGGGAGGCACCTTATGATGCCCGAACGCATCCTGCAGCTCTGGATACGCAACGCCCTCGCCCTGTATGCCGCCAACCCCATTATGGTGGAGCAGGTTTTCCAGGAAGAAGACCAGGTGGGCACCCCGTCCCTGGTGACCACAGACACCCTGGAGGACGGCGAAAAGACCTGGGTCCCCAACACCTGGCAAGGGGCAACGCTGCGCTACCAGGGCGCTGCGTACCCCATTGCGAGCAACACCCGGCGCAGCCTCACCGTCACTGGCGCCCTGACGCCTACCGAGCTGCCAGAGGACCCCTACCAGATTGTCCCCGCTGACGTGCTCCGGCTGCAGACCTATCTCCAGATGCGCGCCGTCACCGTCGACGTGTCTTACAACCGTATCCCGACCACCGCGCCGCTCATTCATCTGCGCCTGGAGTCTGACCGCCAGGCCAGCCCGTCTATCGGGGAGAGCGTGCTCTATACGGTCGACCCGGCCACACGGGAGGAACGCACCTGGCTGCAGACCGAGATGGCCGCCACCTATCTGGTCACCATCGCGACGCAGAACCCCCAGGAAACCGTGTGGCTCTATCAGCTTCTGGTGAATGCCTACCTGGGAGCACAGCCCTACTTTGCCCGCGCTGGACTGCATGACATCACCCTCAATGGCTCCGATGTGCACCCGGACCTGGCCTACCTCCCGGAGCAGGTGTACGCGCGCTACCTGGAAATCAGCTTTACCCGGCTCATGCAGGCCGTGCTCCTCGACACGATTGACCAGATTACCGACGTGGAGACCATCCCGGACCCGCGCTATCAGGACCTGGACAGCAAGATGGACCCCCCGATGCCGGAGGACCTCAGCCATGGCCGACGCACGCCGCATTGACCTGACGGTCTTTAGCCAGGCTAAAAACTTGAACGTGATGCAGATCGCCGCCCTCAAGGCCCTGCTCAAGACCCAGCGCCCCCCGTCGACGCACGCCACCATGGCGGAGTGGGAGCGCTGGCTCAAGGACGCCCTGGAGACGGTGGTCACCACCTAACCGAAAGGAGGAGCGATGCCAGCCAACCCCTTGCGAGTCACCGACTTTTACGGGAATGGGAGAGTTGAGCCTAGTGTATTTAGTATTGTAGACATTGACACCCGCGTGCAGCAACGGCTTCAGGCATTCAGGGACGTGGTGCTCCTGTCGACCTTTGAAGGGGGACCCACTGAAGGCTTGACCGTGTTTGTCGACCCGGAAGAGATGCACAACGTCATGGACCCGGAAGGGACCAACGGCCAGGGCATCCAGCTTGCCGACTATGCCCGCGTGCCCACCTTTGACGCGAGAATCCCAGGCGCGTACAGAGTCTACACCGGACGGGTAGGCCGCCCGACGCCGTCCACCCTGACCTTACAGGACGACGCCACCACACCAGACGACGTGATGCGCGTCGACAGCCGCGACAAGGGGAGCTATGTCAACAAGATCAGCATAGAAGTCATGCCTGGCACGCTCAGCGGCAAACGGGTGATTGTGCGCTATGCGACCCAGGAAGTAGTGAGCTTTGACAATCTCAGGAACGCCATCAACCTCTCCTATATCGGCAATGCGACAGCGGCCACCGTCACCATTACGCGCCAGGCAGACCAGGCCGTCCGCCTGCAAACCAGCCTCACCGGCGCCACCGATGGCAGTATAAACCTCGACATAGACCTGACCGCTGAGGAGTGGAATACGTGCGCCGAACTGGCCAACATGATCAATGCCCAGAACGGCTATCGCTGCTCACTCAACCCCTATGCGGACCCGATGCTGCCCCCTACCGAACTGGACCAGGTGGTAGCCGACGACATCAAGACCATTGCAGCCTTCACGGTCGAATACACCGGCACCGGCACCGCCTGCACCATGACCATCACCGATACCGCCCTGACCACCACGGCCACCGGGGGAGCGGCTGGCGACTCGCTCAATCTCGACTTTACCGACGAAGGCACAGCCACCCTGGGACTGCTCGTGAGCGCGCTGAATGCCACGAGTGTCTACGTCGCCACCGTAGGCGACCATGCCGACCCGGAGCAGCTCGTAGCTCACGCGCTGGAGCCCGTCACGGCAGTAGACGTGATGACCAGCCCGGTCACGGTGAGTGCGAAGGAGGGCTTGTATTACTACGTCACGACTGCCGAGCTGGGCACCGTGGTGTATGCCGTGGCCACCCGCAGCACGCGCATTACCGCCACCCGCCTCTCTGGCGCCATCACCCCACCGGCTGACCTCGCCCAGACGTTCTTGACCGGAGGGACCAACCCCCAGCCCACCGTGCAGGACTGGATAGACGCACTCAACACGGTGAAGGAGGAGGACCTGCTAGGTGGCATGCTGCTCCTCAACACCGCCAGCAGCACCCTGCATGATATAGCGTTAGCCTGGGTGGTCGAACAACGCAAACTGTACGGCGCCACCTACCGCGCCTTTTTTGGCGCCCCGCCTGGACTCAGCCCGGCGACCTACCGCAGCCTGGCCACGGCGATGAACAGCACCTATGTGACCCTCGCCTGCCAGCGCATCCTGTCCCCGGACGGTGTGACGCACCAGGACCCCGTGTACACCGCCGCCATTATGTGCGGACTCGCCAGCGGTGTCCCCATCGCCCAGACCACCACCAACGTGGCCATCAGGTGTCGCGACCTCATAGACCGCTACAGCCTGGCACAGCGCGAAGAGATGGAAAGCTCAGGACTAAGTATACTAAAAGACGTAAAGGGCAGGGGCATTGTCACCGCCTTTAGCCTCACCACCTCCCTCAGCGCCGCCCGCATGGAGCGCGTCCTCTCAGAATCCATGGCCATCGACTACATAGACCAAAATGTCCGACTCGTTTTGTACGAGTTTCTAGGAGCCTGGGGCACAAGGGACCTTATACCGCAAGTCAAGGGCAGGGTTACGGACGTTTTGAACCAGCTTCTAGCGCAGGGGATTATCACCACCGGCATTGACCAGCACGGCGCCATTCTCCCAGCGTTTACGCCGCCAGGTGTGGGCTTTAAGGCTGGGGTGTTGTCCGTCGTGTGGCGCTGCTGGATTGGTGGAGAGATAAGCCAGATCAGCGTGCAGGGGTTTGTCCAGTACCAAACGTTTGAAATCCAGCTCCCCGTAGGGGCATAGGAGGGCCAATGGCCATTATCTACCGCGCCTCATTGGTATCAATCGTAGTGGTGGACGCCAACGGCCAGGCCAGCCCGCTGGGCATTGCCGAGACGTTCACCCTGCAAAAGAGTTTTGAGACGGAAGCGCTCCGGGAAATTGGTAACTTTTTTGCGCCTGAAATTGTTGTCCACGGTGTAGGTGCTAGCTTTAGCTGGGGAAAGGCATGGGTAAAAGGTGTCGATTTAGTCAAGCAGGGCATTATCCCCAATGACACCCTCATAGCGCAATATGAACCTTTCGCCGCGAGGGTGATAGACCAGGAGAGCCAGCGCCTCATTGCGACGCTCTTTAAGTCTGTGCCGAACAGCTATGACATCGCGATTACAGCCCATCAAAAACTAATGCAAAATGTACAAGGGATTTGTATATCAGCACTCTTTGAGAGTGAACTACAGTAGCGAGAGGGCGACGCATGGCGTACCACGTCGAACCGTTTGAGGTAGCCGACGACGCCGACTGGCCCGCCGAGCTACAGACCCGGCTGGACGAACTCAGCGCCGAGGGCTGGACCCTGGTCACGCTCTACACCCGTGACATGCCTAGCCCACACGTCGGTGGCATGACCGGGCTCAGGCCCGCAGTGCCGTATACGGTTTTGATCCTGCACCAGCCCTGAGAGGGTGAGGCATGGCGGAGAGTAGCAACACCGTCAATGTGCGCATCAATGTTCCGGCTGTCGACCTGAGCGGCATAGATGCGCTTATCCGCCGTGGGGACGCCCTCAACACCTCCCTCAGCGACTTGCGCCAGGGCATGCGCGAGACCGGCAAGCAGCTCAGCACCCTCCCCACCGCGCCAGGGGGAGCCGTGCCCGCGCGTCCAGGCGTGGTGCAGCCTGGAGGGGGAACCCAGCAGGCCGTTGCCACCCTGCAAAACCAACTGCACGACTTGCAGACGCGCCAGGCCCAGATTGACCAGGCCAGCGCGCCGCAGATTTTCCGGGAGATTGAGCGCAAGCGCCGGGAGCTAGAGCACCAGCTCCAACGCCTGAACGTGGACGACCAGACGCGCCAGCGCGACGACGCCGCCATGGCCCGGCGCCAGGGACTGCCACCGGCACCCCTTGTCCCCGCCGCTGTCCCCGCTGCGCCCGCTGCGCCTGTCGTGCCTGGTGTTCCGGCGACGATCCCGCCCGCCATGGCCCGCGTGGCAGGGCGCCGTCCGTCGTTGCCCATGCCGACTGTGCCCACGGCTCCGGCTCCGGCTGGCGCCCCACCGGCTGCCGCTCCGGCTGCACCCGCTGCGCCGCTCTCCCAGCGTGACCTGTGGCAGCATCGTATGCAGCTCGCAGCCACTCAGCACCGCCTGGCCAGTGTGCAGGCCCAGCGCGCACGGGTGACCGCTGGCCAGACCGCCCGCGCAGAGCGACTCGCCCGCGAAGAAGCCGCCCTACAGGCCCGCCAGCAGCGCCTGACGCAGAGCATCCAGCAGTCCCAGGCCATCCCCCCTGGACCAGAGGAAGAGGACACCGGGGGAGGCGGAGGGGGAGGCGGAGGACGGCCCCCGCGCCCACCCACCCCACCCGCTGAGCCACCCAGCCGCGCCATGGGCATGCTCCGGCAAGGCGCCCGCTTCCTGGGTGGTGCGTTCCTGGGTGGCACCCTGACCGGGATCGCCGCGCAGTCCATCAGTATGCTGGCGACCCCACTCATGGACCGCGTGCGTGTGGCCATGGACCGCTACGAGCAGCGCCTGCGTGGCGTGGGCATGCTCAGCCAGCAACTGGTGCAGAGCTACGACAGCATCAATGAGCGCCTGGACACCATGCGGGAGAATTACGGCCTACTCGCCTCTGAAGGCTTGGAGGTGATGCAGGGCATTACCCGTTCGGCCATCAGCACGCCACGCGCCGAGTTTGGCGCCGCCCGCTTTGCCCGTGCCTTTGGGGTGGCTCCGGGTGTCGCTGGCGAGATGCAAGGCCGCTTTGAGCGACTCCTGACCCCGTATGGCGCCGAGACCAGGACCCCGCTGGCACGCATTGCCCGTGCCATGCACCCAGGCCGCGCCGGGATTCCCAACATTACCGAGACGCAATTTGTGGAGCAGGCCCTGGGCATTGCAGGCACGGGTGGGTACAACGTGCCCCAGCTCTCTGGGGATTTTGTCGGACGCATGACAGACTTTCTGGGCTCCCTTGGCGCCCGCTTCCCTGGCCAGCAGGCGAACGTGTACCAGCAGTTTGCCCAGGGGCTCAGCGCCCCCACCGCCGAGCCCATGCAGGCCCTCAGAGTGCGTGCCGTGTCCCGGCTGGCAGATCGACTACCGGGTGGCATCCTGACCGTGGGCAAGGGCAAGGACGCTGAGCGTATTGACCTCCGCACCATGGAAGGCATCCAGCAGGCCCTCGAACTGGCACCACAGAGCCCCGAGGTGATGGAAGCCATGGCCCGCGAAGCCCAGGAAGCCGGAGGCGGCTATCCCGAGCTAGAGCGCTATATGTTCCGGGGGATGGTCACGCCGGGCATGGGCATAACCGTGGGCAACCGCATCTACCGCCGACGCGGGGAGCTGGGCAGGCGTGGCTTTGAAGAGTTAAAAGCCCCTATCCCTGGCGCCCCAGGCGTGGAGAAAGAAGTAGACCTGCGCATCCAGCAACCGGACCCGCTCTACCAAAAGCTCATTGAGACCAACGCCAAGCTGGAGGGCCAGCTAGAGGACATCGGCAAAAAGTTTGTGGAGGGCAAGCTGGCTATTGAGAAGTGGACAGCGGAGCTGCTCGCCTACCTCAAGGATACGAACAAGGACGCGCAAGCCTACCGGGAGCGCGTCGACAAGGAACAACTGGAGGGGCTGCAAGACCTCCGCGAGCACGCCAAAAACGGCAGCCTCACCCTCAAGGAATTTTTTGACTTTGTCTTTACCGTCATAGGACAACAGGCTCTGGTGGAAGGCGGCTATGCCCCGAAGCCCCAGGGCACGCAACCGAGTGGCGCCACCACGCCACAGAAGGCGCAGTAAGGAGGCACACGTATGGTCCCAGCCGCTGCACAGCACCGCTTTGGTTCGCAGCAAGAGTACACCGTCCAGCGCTACACCCGTGGAGGGGAGCGCCGCATTATGCAAGCCTACGCCCTGGACCTGTCGCTAGAGGGCGTGCTCCCTGGCTTGCTTCAGGCCCTGGACGGCGACGCGCGCTATTGGGAAGCCGTCCTGAAAGAATGCCTCATTGAGGCGCCCGAGCACTGGTGGGAAGCCGTCCCCCCAGGCCCGAGCCGCAACGGCAGCCCGTCTCGTACCCTCAGCTTTGAAGCCGTCCCGGTGGAGGAATTTACCGACGTAAGCAAGGAGGTACAGACGTGGTTTGATTCCTTTCGCAGACCTGCCCCTAGCACAGGCACTGGCGCAGGCCAAGGCGACCCGGCACCGCTGGCTGATCCTGAAGCAGTTTCCGCATCTTTTAGGGGTAGGGCGAGCTGAGGACCTGACGCATGAGCAAGAACTCTGGCTGCTGCACCATCTCTTGCTGGACCAGGGCATTGACGTGTGTCCCAAGTGTAGCGCCCTGGGACCCGAGCCGTACTGCCCGGAGTGTGGCACGCGCCGCGCCGCTGATACGACAGCAGGCCGCCGCTGTAGCGTGTGTCAGGCCGTAGGCGCCACCGCCTACTGTGGCAACTGTGGCGCCGTGCTCATTACCCCGACCGAGCGCCAGATGGAGCAAGGCACCTTTGACTGGAGCGCCTGGGAGCAGAGCCTGGCGCCGTTCCTGGGTGGACTGAGCCGCGAAGAAGAGGCACAACTTTTGACCATGGGACCCGGCTAATGGAAGTGCTCAGTACCGTGTGCACGGTGGAAATTACCAGCCCCCAGGGGCACCGGCTCACCTTTACCAGTGGGGAGCCCCAGGGCGACTTGCTGACGGTCGAAACCCAGAAGGACCTGCAAGGCGCCTGTGGCAGCTTCACCCTGACCTTTGCCCCGCGCGTGTATGAGGGCAAAACCTGGGACGAAAGAATACCGATGCGCAGCCTGGTAGTCATACGCATGGACCGCCCGGACGTGGAAGGCATGCCCGAGGTGGACACCACCGTCATGGTTGGTCTCACCGACGACCACGGCAGAAGCGAGCAGTACCAGGCCGCCAACCCGCAGCGCCGGGTGCAGGTGAGTGGCCGCGAGCTGAGCTGTGTCTTGCTGGACGCTAACCTCTGGTATCACCCCCTCATGCTGCAACAGAGTGGCGCCCTGAGCCCCACCGAAGCCGCGCTGGGTGCGCTAGGGCTCACCCTGGCCTGGAAGCCGGACATGCTGAAAAACGGCGTCGACCCGCGCGACAACCTCAAGATTATCCTGGAGTATTTCCTGCTGGGTGGGAGCACCGCCAGCGCCAGTGGCACGCTCAAGAACACCATCGGGGAGAAAAAGCCCAGCGCGCCACACAGAGAGGCGGTGATTAACTTGCAACTGCCCAAGATCGACCTCAAGGACGTGCTGGTCCTCAATGACGCGGCCTGGACCACGTTTGACGAGGTGAATCTTGCCATAGGCCAGAACACCGCGTTTATGGGCTCTATCTGGAACTATTGCCAGATTTGCGTTGACCCGGCCTTTCAAGAGTTTTTCTCCAGGGTAGAGGGAGGTGTCAGCAAGCTGCATTTCCGCGCCAAGCCCTTCAAGCAGACGCGCGTCAGCCAGGGCACCAAGTTTGACGACACCGTCAAGACCTGCCAGACCCTCACCCTGCAACCCGGCTGGCTCCTGGATGCCCGGCTCCGGCGCAGCTCACAGAGCGTGTACAACATTTTTTGGGTGATTCCCATGGGCACGATGAACATGCTGGACGCGGCCAGCCTGTCCCATCTGGCCATGCCGCGCGCCATCACCGACCCCAGGCACCCGTCAAGCCTCAGCCGCTATGGTATCCGGGTGATGAAAGTCTCCAGCCCCTACCTGCCCGCCCGCACCCCGAGCAAGCGCCAGGGCAGCCCGGCAGGCCCGCTCCCCACGTCCGCACGTATCCCCGCGAATAACCTCAGCACCCAGGCGACGGCCTACGCCAACCAGGCCGCCGTGATCGCCCAGCAGAACGGTGTCCCCCAGGACATGATTCCCAGCTTTCTGGCCAACATGCAGCAAGAATCGAATTGGGACCCCATGGCGGTGAGCAAAGCAGGCGCCAAGGGACTAGGGCAGCTCATGCCGGGCACCATCAAGCGCTATGGGGTGACCGACCCTTTTGACCCCGTGCAGAGCATGACCGCCAGCGCCAAGTATTGGCGGGACCTTATCAAAATGTTCGGACGCGACCCGGCGCTAGTGGCCGCTGCCTACAACGCCGGAGAGGGCGCCGTGCAGCAGGCCGGGAATCAGGTTCCCAACTTCCCCGAGACCAAGAAGCATGTGGCCGCTGTGCTGGCCAATACCCCGCGCTATACGGCGACCGGCACCCCGACTGCGACCAGCACCACGCCCCCACCGGCTGCGCCCGCTGCCAAGCCCGCTGAGGATCGACCCGTACCCCCGCCTGGCAGCATTGTGGCCCTGGCGGAGAAGTGGGGGAAGATTCTAGAAGCCTGGTATGAGCATGGCCCGCTGCTCAGTCTGGGTGGGATGCAGGTACGCGGACACCCCGCCTGGAACATCGGCAACCGCCTGGTCACCACGGACACGCGCGGGGAGCGGGAATTTTACATTGAAGGCTGCGCCCACAGGTACGACATGCGCACTGGCCTGTATACGACGTTTCTCAGGGTGACCCGTGGCTGGTACCTGGACGGGAAAACCGACGAGCAGGGCAGCAGTGCGGGGGAGATTACCCAGACCTACTTCTATGGCAAGGGACAGGGCTAATGGACGACCGCGAAGCCGGACTGCCGCGCCTGGTCTCGGACGAAGGCGCCCCGACCAATCTCATGTACATGGCGAAGGGTGTCGTGCGTGCGGTGTACCCGGATGAGTGGCGCGTGGACATTGAGACGGACCACGGCGGCATGCTGCATAAGGCCGTGGTGCTCTCGCCCTACCTGCCCCCCGTGCACCAGGACCTGGTGCAACCGTCGCATGTGTACTTTGTGCACGCCTATGGCCATGCCGCCGACGCTATCTGCTGGCCCCTGACCTTCCGCCGTCTGCTCGACCCGGAGCGCGAACTCACGAAGGAAGAAGGCAAGAACGACCACAGCCAGCGCGACCGGGGAGACACCAGCGACTCTGAGGGGGAGGGCGATGAGCCCAGCCGACACTTTTACAACCTGCACGTCTACTGCCAGCGCGCCGGAGATATTACGATCCGCATCACCGACGACAACAAGTGGGTGGTAGAGAGCGAAGCCGGGGACACGATCCGCTACGACCAGAAGAAGCGCGAAGTGGACGTACTGGCGCCGACCGTGCGCATTGGCAGCATGGAGCATACCAGGGTTGAGTATGTCAGAGCAGACCATGTGCATGTGGTCATGCCGGACATCCGACTAGGGACCCCCACGAGTGAGCAGCAAGTCATTTTAGGCAACCTGTGGCAGCAGTTTTACAACGCCTTTGTGGACCTCTTTAACCAGCACCGGCACCGCAACGTGCAGCCCGGAGGGGGACTCTCCGGCCCGCCCTTCCAGTTCACCAACCACATGGAAGATGATTTGTTATCCGACATCACCCGGACGCAAAAATCCTTCCCAGAGGAGGATTTTTAGATGCCTGTCCCGCTGACCCAGATCGACAAAAGCCAGCAGACCGCCGCCGATGGGAAGTATCCCAATAAGAGCCGCAGCGCGGGCACCCTGACCCTGGTCTTTACCATCCGGCACAAGGCCAGCAACCAAGTGGTGAAAGAGCACAGGCTGGTCTGTATGCCCACGACATTTGAACAGTCGACGGAAGGCCGCTCACAGCTCTACTACACGCAGCAGGGCATCTATGTAGACCTGCCCCAGCGGGAAGCTATCGGTATCACCACGTTTAACATTTCCGGGCACACCCTCTACCGTGGACTGATCCGCAACAGTGAGCCAGCCGGACTCACCCGCAGCGGGGAGCCAACCACGATCAGCGCCGCCGTCACCAACCTGGTGGGCGTGTTCAACACGCTGCGCACAGGCCCCGCTCCGCGCGCGGGCTCGACCATCGACGGCGCCGCTGCCATCAAGGACCTGCAGGACACGATCAGGCAATATTTTTTTGGCAACGACAATGCCAACAGCGTCACGAACACCCCCGAAGCCACGCCAGGCGATCTGCAGCTAGAGTTTTTCAATATGAACGCGCCGATTTCCGCCCAGGATTCCGTTGGCCTGGCTGGCTGGATCATTCACCCTCACCGGGGACTTGTGACGCTGCGCCAGGACGCCCACAAGCCTTTTTTGTGGACCTATTCCTTTCAGTTTGCCGGTATCCAGCTCCTCAAGGAAGCCACGAAGGTTGACAGCTTTGTCCAAACCTTCACCAACAAGAAAAGCCTCATAGGGACCGTCCTGGACCGCCTGGACAAGGTGGTCACCGGCGCAAATACCCTCTTTGCCGCCTTTGATCAACTGACCATCAATGTCTTCAAGCCCGTCAGTACCTTTGTCACGGGTGTGGCCAACCTGGCAGACAGTGCGCAGCGCTTTGTCACCGGCCTGGACGCCAAGATACGCTTTCCCCTCTATGCTGCGCAGAGCCTGCTCCAGAGTGGCAAGACCCTGCTCAGCCTGCCGAGTCACACCGTCCAGACCTTGCACGCCACGGCGCACGCCCTGCAGGACCTGCTCCACCCGCTCACCGTAGGCCGCTCCCTGGGCGCCGCCTTTGCGGGCACAAGCCTTACCGCTGGCGTCAATGACCGGCTGCGCATCGCCCTCAATGGCGAGCCCCCGCGTACCCTGACGCTAGGGACGCAGACCAGTGGCCCGGCGATTGCGCAGACCATCCAGGCCCAGCTCCGCGCCCAGACGCCGACCTTTACGGCCAACGCCAGCGCCTACGCGGACCTGACCTGCGTCTATCAGCCGGAGGATGGCCGCTATGTCATCACCTCCGGGACGTTTGGCTCCAACAGCGCCAGCGTGGTGGTGTCGACGCCGGAGGACCTGGCACTAGAGCCCAACGACGCCAGCCCCGTGCTAGGGCTGGGACCCGCCAACGGCGGCATAGAGCAGCAGGGGAGCGCGGAGCCCTTAGCAGCCCTCGACCTGCTCCGGGAGGTGACCATGGCGTGCAGCAGGCTGGAAGCCTTCCCGGAATACTTCGCAGAGAGCCTGCCCGCGCAGACCGCGCTCCTGCAAACGTACCAGCCCGCGCCCGTGCCCGATGAAGTCATAGAGGGGGAGCAACGCCTTTCCTATGTGCTCCTCACACGGGGGGACTCGCTGCAAAGCCTGGCGGCCCGCTCTGGTGTGGCGTGGGAAACGCTCGCCCTGGTGAATCATTTGACCTACCCCTATGTGATGGATGGCCCGGCCACCCTGGCGCAGGGACTGGTCACGGTGACCGGACAAGTACAGAGCCTCACCGATACCACCAAGGCATGGCTGGTGCAGGAGTGGCAGGGGCAACGGGTGGACTTGATCAGAGGCGACGGCGCCGGACAGAGCCGCAAGATTGTGGCCAACTCCAGCACCACCCTGTACCTCGATGAGCCCTGGACGCTCGTCCCCACCGCCAACACCGCCTATGCCGTGCGCATGGCGGACAATCCCTTTATCCAGACCAGCACGGTCACCAATGCGAGCCACAGAACCGTGGTCGACAGCAGCCTGCACCTGGTCCCCGAGAGCCAGCGCGGCTATGAGCTACGGCTCCTCAGTGGCCCTGGCGCCGGACAGCGCCGCCGCATTGAGGAACACACCCCGACCACCTACGTCCTTGCCGACCCGTGGGACGTGATCCCCCACGCGGGCACGCTCTATGCCATTGTGACGCCCCAGGCCCCGGTGAGGCGCCGGGTGCTCCTCATTGGGGACCCCGTGGCCATCCCGCGCCCCGCGCGCTATCCGAGCCCCCGCAACGTGCGCTTTGCCTTGCAGGACCTGGCCACCATTACGGGGACCGTGCGCAGCCAGGATACCAAGCTCTTTGGCACGGACCTTGTGCACAGCAAGGGGGACCTGGTGCTGGACCAGGCCCGGCAGGACCTCCACACCGTCAGCGGGCTCCCGAACTTGCGCCAGGCCGTGCTCAACCTGCTCAATTTGTCGCTGGGTGAGCTGGAGTACATGCCGACGCTGGGGAGCTATCTCCAGGAACACCTTGGCCGCGTCGCCACCCTCCCGAGCGGCATAGAGCTGATGCACAGCGTTGAGCGCACCGTGCGCCAGGACGCGCGTATAGCGCAGATCGGCCCTACGTCGCTTGTCGCCAGTGCGGGCACGGTGGAGCTGTATTTTGAGGCGGTGGCAATCAATGGGGAAGTGGTCGACCGGATAGCGATTCGCTAACGGAGGGTGACCACGAGCCACCCCCCGACGAAGCGAGCAAAGCAACGATGCGCCGAGAGAGAGCGCACAGTTGATTAGGGCTGAGACTACCATGCAGGACGGACAACCTCAACAGCGAAAAGGAGCCCCACCATGGGCGAAATTTCCTACTTAGATCGACTCTTACCGGGCTTTCATGCGATGGGCTTTGCAGGCCAGCTTAACGCGCTCCTCAAGGCCGCCAACTCCACCAGCGTGCGTGCCAACCTCCCGGCGCTTGTCGCGGCGCTGGGTGCGGACGGCGTGGTAGTGACGGCGGACGCCAGCCAGCCGGACCTGCTCGCCACCTGGAACGACCTCTGCGACCAGCTCAACGCGGACGTGGCCATCATCCTCAAGGACTATGACAACTGCAAAGTGGCCACCCTGGAGGACTTTGGTGTCAAGTGGAATCAGTGCTGTGTGGCCTTGGACCGTGAGGCGGCCCTCAGTGGCACCTATGCGGCAACATTCGGGTACCTGGTGTGCCCCTACACCTATCAATAGGAGCGGGGAATGCCCCCACCTATCCGGCCAGAGAGTGTGATCCTGGACGAACTGCTTGCGGCCATCACGCGCAGTGGCCTGGTCACCGATATTGCGCCTATCTCTGTGCTGCGCCAGTTTACCAGTGGCGTCAGCATGACGATAGCGGAGCTGTATTACGCCCTCTATACCCTGTACAAGTCGTTTTTCCTCACCGCTGC